GGAAGTACCAATAGCTACATTGTTATCAGAATTAGATTTAACAAATGAGCCAACAGCAATGGAGTCTTTACCACCCGCTGTAGTACCATAACCCACAGCCAATGCGTTATCGTTACTTGCATATGAACCATTACCTACAGCAACAGTGTTAGCACCATTAGTTCGTGCCTGAGAACCAATGGCATAGCTATAATCTGATAATGCTTGTGCAGAAGAACCAATAGATACACTGCTATAACCTTTTGCTTCGGAATTTTCACCACCAGCAATAGAATTTGAACCAACTGCTTTATTATTATGACCATATGCAATACTATTAGCACCAGATACTTCATTTTGATAACCAACAGAAAATGCTGATGTACCTGTTGCAGTGATAGTATTTGTATAACCATAAGCTTCAGCACCAAAACCACCATTTACAGTGTTATCGACACCAGCTGCCATTGCTGTACTACCAACAAGAGATGCCATAACCAAACCAGTTAGTAGAGTTTTTTTCTTTTGTAATTTCATAATAAAACCCCTTCATATTAAATGAAATAAAAATATACATACAAGGAATATTACAAAGATGTGTGCGTATATGTCATTATCACTTACCCTACATGACAATGAAGTGTTTACATAAGTTGTAAACTTATGTAATATTCCTTGCAAAATCATAATACCACATCTACATTTTGTTGTAAACCCCTAATATGTAAAATTTCAACATAAATGTATAAACTAAATAAAAAATAGTGTATGGAGCATATCCATACACTATTAAAACTACAACAACACACTATAAATCATTCTAAATAACGTACTATTCAGTTGGTTATATGTTAAATACATTGAACTATCAAAACTCCCACCAGACAAACTATTAACTTTACGCAACAAATATTTTAAATCCCTAACAATAGATGACATATTGCTATACTTAACAACTCTATCATTCTTCTCTATCACATAATCTCTTTTTAATACATCATAATAGAAATATAGTTTATCAAACTCATGGTATCTAAACACAATTAAATCTTTCTTTTGTCCACCCAAAGTATAAGGTATATACTCTGTTACAAAAGAACCATAAACATCATCTTCAAGTGTAAAGACATTAAGACCATTCTTACCTTCTGTTTTGTAATCATCAAGTTCTTCACTCTTAATAAATGTTAGAAAATACTTATGTAATGAAGATATACTATGATAGAACATATCATCAAAATTGATAGCTTCCTCACAATCATATGTGAAAACATAGTTATCATACCCTTCGCCACACATGTCACATACACCAACATAAGCCTTATAAAGAAGATACATGAAAATAATATAATCGATATCTGAACTATCCCTACATAAAATATTATCGATTGTATCTAGACCATAACATACAGATGCTATATATGTATTCCTATCTCTCCTTTGTAATGATACAGAATACCCATTACTAAAATTCATCTCTATGTTACCTAAGCCATAGTCATACTGTAAATCTACATTAGAACTTCCACCTATAGATACACTACAACTATAGACATTGTTATCATCTCTATAGCCATACTCTTCAGATTCCAACATATTACACATATCTCTTACATATAAAGCCATAGTTTTACTTCTATCATTTGTACGCAACATAGTGCTACTCCTTACTATTATACAATCTTCGTACTTCCTCAATATTGTCGTTACTTATACTATTAAACATCTGATTTACACGTTGTAATGAAATATAATCAAAGAACCTAAATGTATCGAAATTAAACAAATGCTCATGTCTAGTTACTGATAAATCCCTATCAATAGAGTATACAGTTTCATTGGTTAAACATATATGCTGTTCATCGACTACCTCATCCACATGAAAATGACCATAGAACCACAATGCTCTACTAGATAACTTATCTTCAATCCTATCTAATACATCTCTTGTCAAACAACTATCGTTAAAAGGTTTAATCCTCTTCATCTTGTGAAGAGTTATATTACTACATGTATGAGTTAATACAAAATCAACACTACTTATATCATTAAAAGACTTGTGTATCTTAGACATATCACTTAAAGATGGTTCCTCTTCTAGCCAATAACTCTCACCTAACACACGATACTCTCTATCTATAGATTTAGCACCACCAAAACATAAGTATCTATTACCCTCAATCTTATATATGTTTCCCCTCATCAAATGAAAGCATCTATTATTAAGTTTATGTACCTTATCTCCCCACTTAGTTGTAATAGTTAGTGATTTTAAATAATCAAAGTTTTCATGATTGCCATCTATAAATGCCACATTATAATCTAACTTACTTATATAATCTAAAGCACTTCTATGTTGTTCAGTATCGGCAAACATAACACCAAAGTCACCCAATACAATGACTGTATCACCACGCTTAACTTTAATGTTATCCTTGTGAAGATTTTCCTTCATTATCTGTGTAATATCACCATGAATATCACCTATTAAATATACCATACGCTAAAACCCTACTTTTAATTTTATTTCTTATAGACAAATCCATCGTTAAATCTAAAAGAGTACACACCATGCATAAGTTTATTAAATGCTCTCTTACGCATCTTATCCCTACGCTTATAAGATAACTTATTATTATCTTCATAACGTCTATTAGAATAGTAATACCACATATCATAAGGATTATGTCCAAAAGAGTAACCATATAAACTCATATCAACATGATAATTAACACAATGAGTTTGATAAGATTCTAATGCACGAATATAATCTTCACGTAAGTATGTGCCATCTAAATTTGTAATATGAATACCATAATCATATCCACTTATGATTTTATAAGACTCACCTTTATAGCTAATATCATACTCATAAATCCACTGATTATTCTTACCATACACATTATTCATATCGCCATAAGATACAAGAATATGAATACCATCTAACTCACAAGAACCATACCCACGAAAGTACTCACAATGTCTATACTCACTAGCATATCTACCACATAACTGATGGATGTCATATACTTCTATGACATCACCAACTACCTTGAACAACCATGCCATACTACCCTTATAAACAGCAATTCCATATGTATCATCTAATTTAATAACACCATGACCACTGTAATCTACATGAGTCTTTTCATGATTGTAAAACCATACATCATCTGTACAAAGTTTAAATGTCTTTCCCTTTACGAATTCTTCATCATATAACTCTTCCATAAACTTATTATTTACAATAGTACCATTTTTTAACACATAAGCACCATAATCTATACAAGCCATAATTTAATCCCCATCTTTTGTATTGTAAACCCATTAAACATATAAAAATCTATTATACACAAAAGTTATACTTATATACAAAAAATTGAGATATTCGCCTGAGCAAAATACCTCAATTTATGCATAACCATACAGATAATTGTTAACCTACTACATAAATTAGGTATTGTAACTATCTACTTATTACTAGTTAAATATTCCCTAGCTACAGCCTCTACAACAGATAAGATTTCATACTCAGCATGTGCAACAATGGAATCCTCACCATTAGCACTCTCTTTATCTTCTTGTGCTTTATTAAAATCAACTCTAGCCTTTTCTTTCATAGCACTCAACACATTTAAGAACTCAGTCTCACTAATAACATGTTTTTCTAACATAGAATTAACTACATAACTACTAATATACTTAGAATCTAACACTTTAATATCCATATCTAACCCCTACACCTATAATCTATCAATCACATCACTAATAGCATATGATATCGTATCGGCAACACATGCACTATATAACTGTAAAGCTATATAGTCATCTACATACACATCATCACAATACCCTAAATCTTGCGAAATTGCCACCTGTAATGAGTTTTTACCATCTTCATGATACAAAAGACGTACATACCTATAGCCTTTATTATATAACGAAATAAGCAATATTTTAGTAGCACTATCACCTATGTGTATATCTTTTATATCACTCTTAAATGAGCCTAACAATTCATACAACATAATATATGCTTCTCTTACAACTTCAATGACTACATACATTATAAATGTACCTAATACGATGAAGCCTATGAATTGACTAATTAAAACCAACATATCCATTTGTAACACTATACTCCTTACATCATATCTGCATAGATTATAATGTTATTTATAATCACTACTTGATATCAAAAAGAACTCCACATACAAAGTCTTTGACAATACTCAATACAGAATCATAAGTGATATCACTAGAAACATCAACGATATCTTGAACGAAAGATAATACATCTGAAACATACAATCTGTCTCTATAATTAGAAGAATCGATATCACCACAGATGATAGCATACACTACAGAATGAACCATTGATTTATCGTATTTAATAGCACCATCAGAACTACCAAAGTCATGTTTAACATCATAACCAAATGAAGTGCCACTCTCAGTATCTAAACCAATATCATAAGATAATGTACCAACAGGAGTAACTACAATACTACCTCTATCTATTATCTCAGAGGTGATACAATCTTCGTCACCATCTTCAACCTCGTCATCTTCAACATCATCTTCTATGATATCAGACACACCATATGGTACATCACAAATATAATCTTCATAATCTGTAGGTAACTCTAATGCAACCCAAATCAACTCAGTATTAATAGCATTGATTAGTTCATCTACATCAGTAATTCCATACTTATGTAATTTATAATCCCTATCTAACTCACTGAAATCAGCACCACTCATAATGGACTCTACAAACTCTTTATGCTTAGACAATAACCCTAAATAGTCAAACATTGTATCTAAAAATTGACGAATCGTCCTATCATTGGATGCACACCCAACACCCTCAACGGTATGATTTTTAATGTATAAAATCAAATCCTCTATATTGTCCTCTCTCGACATTGTAAATGCATTTTTCTTAGCACGTCCCAACACTAATAAATACATGGCAGAAGATGCATACAAAGAAACACCCTTAGACCGATATTTATCACTCTTCAATAATCTAATATTTGTTGTTAAGTATATTTTAGAACTAAACACACAAGAATCCTCAAATTCCTCATCAGAAAACACCTCAGATGTACGTTTAGAGAATGTATATAACAAAGAATATGTAGTATCCATGAAATCATTGAAGTATTCAGCATTATCCTCATATGCATTAGAACCAAATAATGTGATGTAAATATCAACAAACCTTTTTTCATACTCAGAATAACTAACACCAACACCATCACATAAACAATACAAATGATTTAGCATCTGAACATTATAATGACGAATAAACACATTATTAATAAATGAGTCCAACTTAATCTTACGTCTTCCCTGTGCCAGCAAAAACAATAAATCAAACACATCCATCCTATAAATACCATACCCAATAGCACCTTGAATGTAGTTATTAATACCACTAAAATACCGATAATGTGATGCAATCTTATCACTGCTACCACCATTTAAGAATGTAGATTCAAAAATAGACTGAGAACCACACCCTCGGATAGCAGTGTTATACGCACCACTCGTACCCATAAGACATAAGTAATCCTCAACTACTTTCTTATCAAACACATCAGAATATTGCTTTAATTGAAATTGGCTATATTCACTCATCGTATAATCTCCTTTACTGTAATAACAATGATATGAACTTTTACACACTAATTATAACCAACTTTACAAAATATTACAAGTATAAAATAAAAAGAGAGTGTAGAACTTAATCTACACTCTCTTACATAATATACTTATTTAGATACCTTGTAGGTAACTTTGAATTTAAGAATATCAGATTCTTTAGTTTTAACCCTACTAACATCAGGCCCACTGTAATCACTAAGACTATCACCACAGAATTTTTTAGTTACACGTTTAACAACTTTTGTAACATCACTAACACCCTGTGATTCATCGCCAACACCATCATTAGTCAATGCGTAAACAAAGAATGAATACTCTTCAAAGTTATCATTTTCAGTATCAGGCACAAAGAAGTATTTACTACCTACTAACTTTTGATAGTTAGCATTAATAATAAGATTTACAGGTGATACTTTATCTTCACTACCCTCTGTAACTTCCTCATCTTCTTCATCAGAATTATCAGAACCCTCAATAACCTCTTGATTATCTAAATCTTCCTCAAATTCTTCTTTAGCTTCTTTTTCAAACTCAGTCTCTTTAACATTCTCATTAATAGACCTACGTTTCTCTAATAAAGCTTCTGTAATGCTAACACTAGCACTATTTAAAATTCCCATTAAACCACCCTTATATTATTGGTTAACAGATTCTTTCAATACTTTAGACGCTGTGAATTTAGGTGCTTTTTTCTCTGGAATAGTAATTTCTTCGCCAGTCTTAGGATTATGTCCCTTACGAGCAGAACGTACTACTTGCTCAAAACTACCAAAACCATGAATAGATACTTTTTCACCTTTTTTAACTTCCTCAGTGATTGTATCAAACAATGTCTCTACAACTTCTACAGCTACTTTTTTAGTACCTACTAATTCTTTATTAACCAATACTTCTGCTAATTCAACTTTATTCATGTTATGAACCTCTTTCTTATGTACATTAAAAATATCTAGTGTATGCTCTGAAATATCTTACGTGGACTAACATATCACTATAAATACATTATACATTAATATACTTAAAATTTGCAACTAATTAAAAGAACTTAGTTGCGATATAAATTGTATTACCCTTATCTTGAATTTTAACAAAATCTTTTACATTAGACTTCAAACTACCAATAAGTTCTTTAATAATAAAAGAATCACCTACATTTAACTCGATTATTACTTGATACTGATAAGACCTATCCTTGAAATCAAAGGAAACATTAGGCTTTATAGAAATTGAATGCCCTACCTCTGCTAACTCATACTTATATTCATCAAGCACATCAACAAAAGAGTCTAAACCACTAATATACTCTGCAACTTGATTAGCAACCTCCTGATTAAATGTATTCATATTAAAGAAAGGCCTACTACTTGACTTAATCTCTTTTAAAATTTCAAAAGACAAAGATGATGCACTACTACTCATGATATCTGAAATAGAGATTGACTCATTGACAACTGACTCTACTACTTTACGTTTCTCAACAGTACTATCTGTAGCAGTGATATTAATAGTTGATTGAATGTATTGCTCACCAGCCACACGAACGCTACTTGTATTGAACTCACATTCGTAATCAAAACTAGCTTTATCTTCTAAATAAGACAATACAGCATCAGATACCTCTTCACCCATTTCTGTATCAGATAATACTTTAACTGTCAAAGCATTATCTTCAAGTGTCACATCAATAGCATTAGTATTACCATCAAATGCATCACGTACTACATTTTCAATCTCTACTGTATCATGAATGTACTCACCTAACTGTACTACTGTACTTTCATTATCTAAAGCTTCTAAAACTTTCTTCATTAATTATACCTCACTTTTTAAAAAGTAAACACGTTATTATATAACAAATAAACTACTATTTCTAACCCTTTAATAATAAAGTGATTATTGCAAAATTACCATAAATAGAAATATGCTCATCTTTAAACGTATCCACAATCTTACTAGCATTATCCATAGATTGAATCTTAAAAAACAAATCTAAATGTAAATTAGGCTTATTATGTAGCATGAGTGAACTTCCGAATACAATGTTATAAGGAGTAACATAATTATATAAATCACTATCAATTAAATATTTACGTAAATCACTCTCGTATTTATCACTACCATAAGCATTAATAAAAGACTTAACAACATCTACAATATCAGTACAAAAAGTACCATTCCCCTTAACTGTATTATATGTTATTCCAATTTTTAAATACCCTAAAGACTCAGCTAATGTAACAGTTCTATCTACACCCCCAGTAAAGGCTGTCTGTAATTTATCACAAGCAACATCGAATCTATCAGAAAGAGAATTAAACATCAAACACACATTTATAGGTAATGGTGTATCTGTAAACTCAACTAGTAATGCACCACTATCTTTATCATGAACACCTATTTTATATACATTGACTTTTCCAAACCTCTTCAAAGGTTTATGTTTCTTTGTCAATACACTCGCATATTTACTAGGAATCTTGAAATTAATGCCATTATCACACTCAACTTCAACACCTTTAGGCAATTTCCCCTTAACAATGTCCATAAAACTCTTACTAGAACTATTAACAGAAAGCATACCTTCAGATAATGACTCCAATATACTATTTCTTTTATTCATTAATACACACCATTATAAAAAAGTAAACACAATATTATATAACAAATAAACTAATAAACTAATAAAAATCTATGATTTTAACAATAAACTAATAATAAGAGAACCACTATTAACATGAGCGAACATATTCATAGGTGTATTTAATGTATCTAGTAAATCACGTACCTTACTATCATCACCACTATTAATAGAACACACTACATCTATTTGTAAATCTGATGTATTACCAAAGCACAAATTTTTAAAGATAATGCCTGTAATAGTTACATACTTATATAACTCACTATCAATACAACAACGCTTAACACCTTTATTAGATTCACTTTTATAATACCAATATAAGAATGACTCTATAACCTCAGATGCCTCAACACAGAATGTACCATTACCTTTAGTTGTATTATACGTAGTACCAACTAAATCATAAGATGTTAAATTAGAAATTACATCCCTTGCCCTATCCACAGGAGAATTAAATGCCATCTCTAACTTATCGCAAGCAACATCAAATGAATCACCATTATTAAAAGTAACAAGTAGACATACAGGCAATTTCATATACTTAAACTCTATTAACAATAAGTCATCAGCAATCCTATACACATTTGACATTATTGTTTTCTTATCAGGCTTACGTTTAGACTTTAAAAATGTCTTATAATTATTATTTACATTAAAATCTATACCAATAACAAATAAAGCAGTACTATCAGGTATATCCCCATTAAGTAAATCTTTAAAAGCTTTAAGAGATGTACCATTAGATTTAAAACTATTAGCAAGCATGCCTTCAGACAAAGATTCAAGTATACTGTTACGTCTATTCATTAATATACCTCTACTACTAAAAAAGTACCAACTACTTTAAGACTAGTTACCCATACATCAACACCAATATCTCCCAACACTTTCAACATGTTTTTAGCTTCCTTAGATGATGTAAAAGAAATTGTCATCCTACAACCCAAAGTTGGCAGCTTCAACTTAGAGTATAATTTGGCTACATATACCTCAGCACTCGCATCTACCACAGTACCTAGTATATCATCTGTAAATGCTTAATAAAACTCATCCCCAACACAAACACTCAATAAAGAGTATTGACCATCTAAGATGTCTTCAGTACTCCTATCAGCAGACATATCTATCCCATACGTTGTTCCAAAGTACTTGTAACCACCATCTTCTAAATAATCTGTAATTAAATCTACATATTTATCAATAGAGCTACAACGACCATCAATCTCTTGAACTATATCGTTAACAAAATATTTTATAGTTACGTCAAAGTCACCTTTGAAAACTAACAGATTAGTATCCCTAATCTGTGACTCTGTATTATCATTTGAATAAGGATTATCTACAAAGACATATATCTCATCAGCCTCATTCGAGATAACACGTATTGAACAGTCACCACACTCTATCTCACCATAACCCTTAAAACAACCCATTCCGCCATACCCACTCAGCACTTTTGTATATTTACTAGCAGAATTAGTGGCACATGACCTTAAAAAACAAGAAAATCATCATATCTTAAACTACCCCTAGTCTTAGAAAGATATTTAGCAAACATATCACCATTTTTAGTCCGTTTTACATCATTAACCTGACTGGTCTTGTTTAACATACCCTCAGACAAACTCTCTAAAATGCTATTTCTTTTATTCATTATTTAATACCACTAGGTAACGTAATTACAACGCTATCCTTATCAACTTTATAATAACCATTTAACCTTGAACCAAATATATGAATGAAACCATCAACTGTAGCTTTATCTTCCATATAATAAGTTACATACACATCCAATAATGGAATTTTATGTTTAGAGATATACTCTACATTACCCTCAATATAACAATCATGTAACACAGGTAAATTTTCAACAGATTTACCATACTCAGTATTAACCCACTCATCAAACACACTTTGTAATGCAGAAACTACCCTAGCACCAGCACTAGCACTTGCTTTACCACTCTCAGTACCTACATGACGCTCTACGTCTTTACCATTATATGTCATGATAATATCATAAGTAGTATTTAATGCATCATCTACAGATGAATATTTTCCACTCTCTAATTCTTTAAAACAACTCAATGCTGTTTCTTTACTATCAAACTCATAACGAATAAATGAGTTACTCATATAATGAGATTTAGGAGAGATATCAACCAAATGACTTAATAACAACATAACTGATTTATCACTTGTGTATGCTTTCACATATGTCCCATTAGAGAAATGTAACTCACTAAAGTCACCTTTATTAACTCCCCTCATCACATTTAGATAATACTTACTATGTTTACCGAAGTTAGTATCACCTTTAATACTACATTTAGACAATGTTTTTAAATCTTTATCTACAATGCTTTTAATTAATGAAACAGATTCATTAACACCTACATAATCCCTTGTATCATGTAAACTCTCTAAAATTGTACCAATACTTTTACTATACATACTATATAAGACTCCCACTTAAACATAAAACTCTAAACCAATATCTGTATTACCAGATAAATATAATGAATATAATTGATTAATCCTAATCCGATTCTCACAAATAAGAGTATATATTCTCTTACAAGTTTCGGCGTCTTTAAAATTAAATGTAATATAAAGCACATCTTAATCAAATCTAATCTTGTAATCAACACATGAAGATGTTAAATCACTCATATCTGATTCATATTTAAATCCCTTATAATCTGACTTAAATAACCCTACACTACTCTTAAATAATGCACCTAAGACCTCTTTTGTGTCTTTTAAAATGTATGATGTACTAGCAGTACCATATACATCTGATAATAATTTACTGCCAAACACACGATATGTATTAGCAACGGTCTTACAATCCTTTAAACCAGAATTCATATCATCCATATCAAAAATTAATCTATTTTTATCTACGAAATCCCAAATATAATCTACAACACTCTCATCTTTTGCTTCGTAAATAAATAATCTAGATAACCCATCAAACTCATTATTATAAGAAGATGCAGAAATCGAAATGTAATGCTTTTTACCCTTAGTTAAATGATAGATATAACATTTTCTACCATCATTGCTAGGTAGTTTTTCATACTTAACAATCAAATCAACCTCACTAAAAGGTGATTTATTATAAAAAGATGTAGTAGACTTTAGATTTTTATTTGGTATAGTCCTCATATCACAATCCAACAATGCTTTAAGTAATTTATCACCACTACCAGATGAACTGTTTTTTGATATAGAATCAATCATCCCCTCATCAATTCTATGAGTACTCAATGAATCTAGAATAATACTACGCTTACTCAACATATACTTCCTTTCTAGAAGAAAAACTGAATACCAACACCATTATTATCCTTATACAAAGAATAAAAATCAGTATTAATATTACCTAATCCTCTTTTAAACTCATTATGTATCATATCCACATTATCTAAATTCATATACAAAGTTAGAACATCACCATTTAATCTCACAGAATAATCAGTACAATTCAAATACAACTTATCAATAAAAACCTCATACTCAGCATTGAATAAAGACTTCATACAGTTAACAACATCAGAAAACATAGCCTCCATAACGCTTTTTGTATCATTGATAATACTCTTATTTTTAAATGAACCTGCTACAGCATTACCCTCGTATGACCTATATGTATCAGCAACTATCTTACAACCTTTAAGAGTCTCATCGACTGAAGTCATCTGTAATTGGTTCTTATTAACATAATCCCAAATTGTATTAGCTACCCCTTCATCATTGCATTTTTGTATGACACATCGTTTCATCCTTGTAAATACTCTATCCACAGATGAGAGAGTAATCATAAAGTAATACTCATTACCCTTAATCATACGATAAATCCTATAGTCCCTACCTCTCTGAGTATTAAGAGATTCAGTACTAATTGTATATCTCAATAAACCACTATCAAAAGGTGATTTATTATAATAATGTGTATCACGTATATCAATATACTTAGTTGGTATTCTGAACAATGAGCCATTAAGTAATGCACTACACAAAGAATCTATATCTTCACTTTTCTCTTTATTCTTACCTATGCTAGATATCATACCCTCATTGATACGTGTATCTAATAACTTATCAATTAAATCACTATAACCCATACCAACCTCTATAAATTAAATGTAAATACTACATAACCATAAAATGTACTAGTAGTTGCATGGAATCTAGACTTATCCATAGGTACACAGACCTCGTCTGAAAAACCATCAAGTGTTTCTTCATCACCATAAAGGTAAATTAAAGCACTAGTACCTAACCCCTCTTTACTAGAAGTAATATCTAATCTACAACTCTCAAAATTAGGTAACCACCTAGTAAATAGAGAATTAAATCCGGAAAGACTACCACACAATAAATCAGCACAATAAGAGAAAATCATATCTAATGCTTCTTTAGTGCTTGTACAATATACATCTCTATCACTATCATAAAACGTAGTACCCTTAAAATACATATTCACGTTTAAATCAAGCTTAGAATCAAACCCACCTTGATATTCCATCTTTTCTTTAAACTTTTTGAATACATCTTCATCCATACATTTATATAGCATAGCTTTACTAATAGTAGAACCATTATGTAAGTTATACCCCATAATAGCTACGATATAATCGCCATTAAGTTCATAACCACGTACCTCAGTACGCATCACACCCATCCTAGTGCCTACAATACAGTACTTTTCATTCTTTTTATTATTCTTAGAAAGTTTTGTATCATTCCGAACCTCAATGTTGATATCCATATCCTTAGATGATAATTTAGAAATCTGTCCACTAAGAACTGCATCAACCATACGCTTAGTGTCTTTATTCTGTTTCTTAGTATTCTTTGAAATAGACGACACCATACCCTCGTCTACTCTTTTATCACTAAGTGAATCTATAATATTAAAATAACCCATTTAGAACTCCCAACGTAAACCAATGTAATGTGAATTCTTAACTAATGAACTGCTACTACAAATAGATGATAACAAATCATACACTTGATTTAACACGACTTTATCTCTTGATACAAAGTTTAACTCCACAGAATAATCCATATCATCCAAATAAATGAATGGCTCACTAAGTGTTATTACCTTTTTAAGAACATCACTATCAAATGAATCAATAACAATAGTAATAAATAAATCAAACATCTCAAATAAGAACTTATCAACATTATCAAAGAACTCGAATGTTACAGAATTATAGTATGTATTAGCTACACAATTACAACCCCTAAGACTGTCTACATTAATAGCTTTATTAGGAATGTTTTTACCAGACTTAAACTCATCAACTAACTTAGCTATTGTATCCTCATCAGACTCATGTACAACGGCACGTAAATACTCTGTATTGCCCTTAGATGAAAATAGATATGCTATATAATGTGTATCCCCTACATCATATGTTTTGCAATACACCTCTTGTACAATACCAGAGCTTACTTTCTGTACTAATGTTTCTTTAACGGATTTACGAACCACACTACTATTTGTCAACTTAGATTTATTGAACATCCTAAATGCATCAATATTATCTTTAGAAACCTTACTGATGTCTCTTTTAAGTATAGCGTTAAGCCATACCTCACCATCTTTACTAAGTGATTTATTATTACTAATTGAAGATAGCATACCCTCATGTATATCCCTCAACGAATCTAATATATTCCTATTTACAGACATATAACCCTCTAAATAATATAAAAATCAACAGCAACCTTATCATTAATGTCCCCATAGCATGACATATTATTTACTTTATCACTGAGATAAGACTTAATCTCGTTAAATCGTTCTATATCTACAATATCAAAACCAAAAGATAATACCCAAGCCATCCACTTAGAATTACCAATCGATACGCTATCGACCTTAATACAAGACATCAATCTAGTATCATTCACTAAATACTTTCTAAAATCTGCTGTAGTATTTATCTTAAACCATGCACTAAAAAATGTATTTATACAATGCCCAATATTAAGACATGCCCTATGATGATATGTATCATACATCACATCGGCTGAAACTCTAAACACCCTATCAACTTTATCAGTAAAACTCTGATAGTCTTTAGGTAATAATGATACTTTGGATATTGTGTTTTCTAAATGCCTTGAATTAAAATCTGTCTTTAACAATACTCCTCTAGCTATAGTTAACTTATGAAATACAACTAGAATATACCCATCGCCATAATCACAGAATGTTTTATTATCTACTACTCTAGATGATATTTCTCTACGTCTTAATACTATTTCAGCAACAGTATCATATATCATATTACCTGTTACAACTCTATTAAATTTAGTATCAATCTTTCCCTTACAAATCTCAGCGAATATTCCACCTTTATTTGTTTTAATAGTGGTTAACATTCCTTCAGAAAGAGTATCTAATATACTATTTCTTTTATTCATATATCACCTAATTACACAAATAACTATGCATAGTAATATAGTCACAATATTCATTACCATTAGATAAACCTGTAATCGCACCCATATTAACATACCTATCAACAGAATTAGACAACACTTTGAATGTATCTTTATCAGGATATTTAGAATCTTTTAATTTAATCTCAACTTCTAGACTACAATTATACCCTCTGTCATATAATTTAAGCTTATTAGCACTCAAAACACTATACTCATATGTCACGTCAACAACATCAAAAGGAATTGCATTTGTACCAATATACTTATCAAGAGAAGATAATGCATCTCGTACATACCCATTCGCTAAACCCTCAACCGCCTCACGAATAGACATGAACTTCTTATCTTTTAGTGAATATAAACATGGTGCAACAACAGTAGTACCTTTAATGATTTTCATACTACCCATATCAATACCACCATCATAGAAAGCCTTAGCATCCTCTTCAGTTTTGAACTTATACACATACCCCTCTTGATACATTAAATTACTACTATCTTTATATGCAAAAACAACATACTTATCAAAAATACCATAATATGTCGCATAACCGACTTTAATGTTCTTATTTACACCATCTAATACTTTAGCTGGAGCCTTATCTGTTTTCTTCTCACTACCGTCAGCCATAACAAACTTAGGTTTGAAATCTAAAATGCTTTTCTGTGCCTTAGCAGTTTGAATCATACCCTCTCTAATATGTAATGATTCAATAATACTTTCCACACGCTCTTGAATCGTAGCCACTATACTCTACCCCTTTAATTATAACAAAATAGCACATTCTATATAGGTAGAGTGTGCTATTAAAAGTAACATTATATTATTATATATTATACCATACAGTACAACAATACTACTTACCAATAATGAGTGTAAACTGCTCATAGTTAAACTCATTTTTAGATATCTTAACACTATCAAACATCTTCTCAGTTACAATAGCACTGTATAAATCTTTAATTTCAATATCTGAAATAGTCTTATCAATAATATAACCACTAGAACTATAAAATTTAACTTTACCACTCTTAGAGAAATCAAATGATACAATCGGTATGAAATCAGTAAAATTAGCTTTCCTATTAAAACCATTATTATCTTTAAAAGAGATTAAATTATCAAAGAAAAAGTCCTCTAATCTCTCTACAAGATACTCATTAGTGGCAGATAAGTCATAACGATACCTACTGCTCATAATAGAGTCTACTATCTTCCCTACATCTACAAGATTTATTCTTCGACTATGAGAAACCTTTTTCCATAAAGAAGTGTCGATTGATGCCCCTATATAATCCTGTAACTTACTAAGAGATGTAATCCCATTATCAACATTAAAAGAATAATCAGATGTAAACTTATAAGTAAACTCCTTATACAGTTGTTGATTAGATGCTACATCAACTGTAAATAACCGATTAAACATAAAATCTCTAAGACTATACCCATATCCCAACAAGGCTAAATAACACGCATCTCTATCTTGACTATCAATACCTATTGATACAATATCTCCACTCTCTTTAATAACACAATGACTAAGATTTAATGCAACAGATAATCCTCTTACATCAAATATCGTGCCAGTACGATTGTGCTTAGAACGTATCACCATAGGTACTGTATTGGATTTACCACCAATACGAATGTGAGCCATACCCCTATTTCTGATATACTTATACACATTATGTATTAAGACTTTATTATCTCGTAACGCACTCATTAATCAACACCTAACTTAATCATACCATCATCAGACAAGAATTTAGAATTATTGCTAATCCTCAAATTTAATTTAAGAAATTCAACATCAATTTTATTTGTATTAGTCAATATACTTGAAATATTTAGTAATCTAATGCTAAGTTGATTTAATGATGTAGTAAACACCTGTAAATCCGACATTGAAATCTTACTATAATGAGGAGATGTCACTAAGTTATCCTTAAAATTAAAACAACATACACCAATCAACCCATCTTGAACATACATTGTTTTAGATACTCTACCCATATAGTTATCAATATTCAAGGTACTGATATAATCCTGTAATACAGATACCATATTAGGATAGTTATATTTAATAAATAACTTCAAGAATGAGTCTAAATCATTACATGGACTACCACACACTTCAGATAATTTACTACAATACTCTCTAAATAAATCAATATGTGTCTTATACATAGCATTCCACACTACTTTACCCATATTCTTTAGTACACTCTGTATGGACATAAAGTCAGATATTCCATTATAATACAAACCCTCTTCTTTGAGCCTATTATAATTGAATATGTTATTCGTATCAATACATATAACTGCTTTATCTTTATAATTTATTAGCTTTACATCTTCTGGATTGATTTTAAGCCTTACACCCTGTAACCTAAAACTATAGTTGAACTGTTTATATATGAATGTAATCGTCCCATTGAATGAAACCTCAATGCATGACATACGATGCCTCATAGCATTACTGAATATATTAACAGTCTTATTTAATATTGATTTATTATCTCGTAATACATTCCCCATATACTAACACACCAACTCAATCATAGAACTCTTATCATAAGAATAAGTTTTACCACTACCCTTATAGGATAAACAAAAGCCGATAAAACTGTTTAAGACTTTACGATTAACAACACAATCCCTAAGATACTTAAACATTATCTTATTGTTAGTAATTGACTTTGTAAGTATATCTAAATCCTCTATATTATTTCTTAAATCGATGGCATGTACAAGTGTATCAGTCTCAAAGTCAATACAACACAAACCTAATAAACCATTATTAGTATAAACAGTCCTAGCCAACCTATAACAGTTCTTATCTATTGATAAATCTGAACATAAATCATCCAACATCGACATAAAAGCTTCTTTATTATACTTAACAAATAATTTACTAAATGTCTCTAAGCTATCACAGAACTCACCGAACTTAGATGTATAAAATGACATTAAATCTTCAAGTAACTCAGCGGATTTTCTGGATAAATCGTTGTACACAAGATTAGCCATAATATGCAATAATTCACTTATAGAGATATCACTAGGATATATAAGAATTCCATCATCTCTTAATCGACTAAACTTAAATATATTATTTGTATCTAAACAAATAATTGCTTTTCCCTTATACTCTACTACCTTGATATCCTCTGGCTCTACATCAAGAGAAAGACCATTGATAACATAATGATATGCATAGTCCTTATACCTAAATTTAACTAAACAACCATTAGCTAAGAACCTAACAAATGTATAAGAATCAAGACTATTAGCAGAATCTTTATAACCCTTAACAACACGCTTCAATATTGCTTTATTATCTCGTAATATATTTTTAGCCAATTAATCACCACCCTTCAATAGTTACCCTCAATATCTATATTGCAAACACACTTGCTATTTAAAATTAATCTCATGTCTTTATTAAACCAATGCTTAACATTAGTTGGAATTGTATTATTTACTATATCTGATACAGATATAATATTTCTATAATCCTTACCACTACCCTTATATGACATAAGTCGTACAATATATATGTACGAATAATAAGGAATATACACGTACTGTGATATAGCATCATATCGTAATAATGGTAACTTACATGTATCTATCATCTTCTCATCAATAGACGATATGAACTCAACATGTTGTAATGTATGTAAAATAGAAGATACAATATCTCCCTTAATTTTACTTCTCATAAAAAGTTTAAGTGCATGACACATAGTGCTATCATTGATGAAATCATGTATAGAACTATATCTATTATAGATACTATAACTTTCTAATAATCTATGTAATATATCTAAGTTAGCCTCAACATTAATATGTTTTCTATTAAGTGCTTTTAATATATTGCTATAGGCATCATCAAATAAATCATCACTAAACACATCGGAATTGCAATCTTCTTTATGAGGTAAGCCATAGAATATTACATTATAATATTCTAATTTACTAGTATCTAAACAATATAATAAGTTCTTACCACTCTCTACCCATGAGTACATATCTTCAGTAGCTTTAATACCAATATGATATTCACTAGTAGAAATAATCGTATCACCTAAGCAATACTTAACCCTAACAGAAACAATGACATCTCTCTGATAAGGATATACTTTTTTTATTAGATAATTTAGTATGCTTTTATTATCCCTCAGTAAACTCTTCATATATTAAAAAGCACCACCTAACGGTATACCATAATCATTATCAGTCGCTATTTGTAACAAACCATTATATTTTAAATAAATTCTACTGCTTAAAACATCAGCAACAGAAAAAATATCTCTACCATCTTTGCCATGCCCAGCTCTAGACATTAAATCAACATTAAAAATATAGCCACTATTAGGTGTATACACATTTTGAGATTTAGTATCATACCTTAACAAAGGTAATTGAGTATTACTAATTAACCTATCCTTGATAGGAATAGCAAGTCTAACTTCGCCAAAGAAATTTTGAACTGCTTGCTCAGTCCTAAGAGTAACCTCTTCCTCTAATTTAGTCATAAAAGATTTATATACCTGTGTATCATTACAAAAATCATAGAACGAACCATACGATGTATCAGTAATGCCATAGAAATGTAACATCCGATTGATAGCCTCTAAGTTAGTGTTATTAAGTGAACTTGTAATACTATTCATAGTATATCTAAGCAACTCACCACTAATTCCAACGGAATCAAACTTAGCAGTACCACTGATTCCAATTAAACATAAGTTATTGTACCTCATCAACTTATTAATATCTAAACAATAGAATAAGTTATGTTTAACTTCTACCCATGTATACATATCCCTAGTAGTCTTTAGAAATAATCGAAATGCTACTCTATAACAAGCTAACCCATCCCCTAATATAGTAATGAACAAAGACAGAAGTCGTAACAATATCTTGATAAGGGTATGCCTTCTTAACTAACAGATTAAGTATATTCTTATTATCACGTATTAATTTACTCATACCATCACCAATTATTCATAGTGATAAAGTAACCACTACGTTCTCTAAAACTAAACTGTTTATCGATATCAATCGTCTTAGGAAGTTTCCAACCCTTTTTAATATAGTTACTAATTGTAGCACTATGACAATTCCTACCTGTAAAGATATCACACTTCTCTAATCTACAACTATTAGGTAATACTACCTCATTAACCATTTTATTTAAGTATACAGCTACTACACCTAAATATCTCTTATTAATATAAAATACACCTTTTGTATCTTCACCAGTTGATTTATACAAGTTATCTGTGTTTAAATTCTCATAAATAACATCAGTTAAAAATGTACGTATCTCATTTAATACAACTTCTAATACAAGATTATAGGTATTTGTGTCACTGATGTAATCTTGAAGATTATCTATGGTTACACCACCTATACCACAATGTTGTAAAAACTTAACCATATAGGAATCGACTGCAATACCACCCATATAAAATACCTCAGTTACAAAGTCATTAACTACCTTACTAGTATACTGATTGAAATCCTTATACTGTACATTACAATCATCACGAATAGCTACAATATTATTAAATGTAAATAACTTAGATGTATCTAAACAAAGAAACGCATTGTCATTCTTGTACTCTACCCATGTATAAGCATCTGTAGGTATATTAAAATACAATGTCATACGATTTGTTGTTACTACATAATCATCTACTTTAAATGAAAACGCAAAACCAACACCAGATGACATCATTGCACATCTATCTGATAATAAAGTATTATGCTTTATCTTCTGTAATAATACTTTATTATCACGTAATACTTTACTCATAACCAACCTCAACCACTCTCAAAATTAGTCACCATAAATAGTATAAGATACCACCTCATGACCACTATCTTCAACCTTACCCTCTTTATGAGATTTGAAAGATATATCAAGTGCATTAAAACATTCCAAAGACTTATACTTAGAAACAGCATCCCCTACCTTATCTAACTCATACTGGAACGTATACCCATTCCAATCTTTCTTCTTAGGATTTACAATAAATCTATCATTTCCAGGGAAACGACTCATATAAATCATATTCTTCTTAGTATCAATGCAACATATACTAATTGTATCATTTGTCATATCTACCGATTTATTTGTATTAGGAACTAACCCTTTTACATTAGATACATAGTCTTTTAATGCATCTTGTAGACCTTTAATAATTAAATCAGATAACTTCTTATAGTCAGAACCACTCTTAATACACTTAATAGCATCATTGACTGTTTCTACTTCTACACCCAACACATCTCTGAAATCATTCCTAAACTGTTCAACATAATAATCATCATCCATTATAAATGACTCTTCACGTTTTAATTCATCTGCTAAATTTTTAATTAAGAAATCTGCTACGTCTTTATCAGTCTGCTTATTAGCAACACCCTCAATATGATAATATGCTAGATTATCTACCTTAAATATATCATTAATATCTAAATAAATAAACCCCCTACCATTTTTAGCATCTTCCTTTTGATGTAATTTAGTTACGTCAAAATAAGGAATGACACGTACATGTCCCATACTAGCTAAACGTAAAGACAATAGAATAGTCCTACCACAATGTACTGATGTATCTTTACAAGATAATAACGCTTTCTCTAACTGAGATAAAATAGCTTTATAATCTCGTAATATACTAGTAGCCTCGTTAACTACTTCTTTTCTATTATCTGACAATGATTCAATAATATTAAAATAACCCATATCTTACCACCTAATTATAATCAGACATAGCACCACCTATGTCTATCTTATATACTTCTAATATCTTATTCCTTAACTTCCTAAACTCTTTACCGTGACCTTTGAAATGACACTCTACAGTCGCATGTGCCAACTCATGATAAATCGTATTAATTGATAACTGATTATCTCGAATGACATGAGTTCCATAATCATACACATGAATGTTATGATTATCTACAGAAAACTCTATTAAACAAGTATCGTCATGATACCAATATGTAACACCTAGTATCTTCTTACTACGTCCCATATAAGTATGTATTAATAATATTGGTTTAAATCTATATCCCAAGTCTTCTATATCTTGAATAGCCTGTAGGAATATATCTTTATAACCCATCATCTCATCATCAAGATATAAAGTACTCACGATATAATACACCACCTATTTATTAATATACTCAACACACTCTGTAATCTTATTATGTAATACACTCTCAGATACTGTATACCTATCCATAGTATCTAGATTTAACACATCGACTGATTGATTAGTATTAGATACCACGTATACTGTATCCCCACTCTCTAATAGATAATAGTTACCACACTCAATAGTAGTATTCTCATCTAACTCTTCTACCATTGAATCAATGTAATCATCAGCATCATCATCAACACCATCATCATCAGCATCACGTACATCCCATGAATACTCACAGTCAGTACAGAAATAAGACTCACCATTATCATGAATATTAATATTAGTACTACCACACTCAGGGCATTTAATAGCCTTACCATCACGTAATGCATCTAGTTCCTCTTGACTTAATTTATTTGTATTAGTATCTTCTGTACCCATATCCTCTTCCTCTTGATTAGAAGTATCGTCTACAACCTCTTCTGTATCGGTTGTATCCTCTTCTTTACTCTCAGAAATATTATATGCACTAGTATCATCAACAGTCATATCACTATTGGTAAATACAATCTTCATTAACTACCCCATATTAATTAAAAACACCACATACTAAAAAATACTGTACTGTACAATTATACAACTATACAGTACAGTATGATATCAACTATCTAAATAATTATTACCTAGTAATACTCTTAGGTCTACCCTCTCTCTTTTTCCTTAAATCATTAAGTTTGCTATGCATTTCTCTATATTTTGACTCCCTCTTCTCTCTCATGCTCTTTAAACTATTCTTACGGTCTATAGCCTTTGACCTCTTAGCTAATGTCCTCTTGGCTTTAGCGGCAGCTTTATCTTCGGCTTTCTTGGCAAGGTCATGACCTAACTTTTTATTTTGTTTAGCCACCTTACTAGAACGTACCTTATCACCAGCCTCTTTAGCTTTTTTATCATAGTAAGCCTGACGTTTCTCTTTAGCCTCTTTCTCTTCCTGAGGCGTCATCCTAACTTTAACCCTTTTGCCATTCTTAGTAGTCCATTTAAACGCTACCTCAGAAATAACCTCTTCAACTACCACATCATCAAAACTAATTGCATCAATTTTCTTATTTGTTTCCAAAGAACCTACTCCTCTACCATCTGTACTATGAAGTGTACCTGTAGGTGTAGAAACACCACCAACGTCTGTACCCTCTTCAGTATCATTATCTTCAACTTCTAAATCAGCATGTGTATGACTACTATCTGCTTCATTAATAGGAACTGCTACACCCTCACCAATAAGAGTATAACCACAACCCTCATTAATCTCTGTAGCATGTAATCTAAACAAACCCTCTAACACAGATGATTCAATATCACTAGCGAATTTTTCAATATCGTCATCATCACTTACTGTATATTGTACATAGTATGAACCACTATTATCATTAGACTCTGACATATGATAATAATCAGGTAATTTTAATGACAAGTCTTTCCTCATTGTATCTAAATCCTGATATACACCATCATTATCTACAATAGAGAAAACACACTCAATGATATTACCACTCTTAGTTACTACCAAACGCTCAACTTTAAAGTCTAATCTATCATCTAATTTATCATATGTATCTTTAAGGTTATTTTCAATTTGACGATATAATACTTTTAACCTTGTATCACTAGCATCACGATATTTAAACCAATTAGTAATGACTGCATTATTACTCTTCTGTACATACCCATCTCGATATAATACATCATCGGTATATCGCTCAATGTCTTTTTGCAATGTCTTACAACTAGACACTACAAATGATGTTAATGCATTAGAATCAAAACTACCCTGTAATGCTAATTCACCACTCACAATAAATGCTTGTATTGTATCTGCGTCCAATAACCACTCTACTGTAATATTAGGATTTACTTTAGATGTTACTTTAATACTCCTCATAGAAGATAAAGAGTTATTACCAAATAATGTATCAAATACATCTTGATTCCTAATTAACAACCCACGTAAACATAAATCTACTAGACCTACATTATCTGTATTCTTAGTTACTTCTACTGTAGCACTTCGACTACCATATACCAACTCAACAAGAATACCTTTATCAGTTAAATCAGATAAATACCACTCTACCTTACCTAAAGAAGTATAGAATGTATTAGACTTAACATTAACAAATGCATTGAAATCCTTACCAATACTCATAAGAATATATTTAGAAATATATGCATTGAATTTACTATATGATGTAATCACAGCAGGGTCAATAATCTTTACTGTATCCTTATCAAAGGATTTAGTATGATTTAAAATCTTAAATACAAACCCATTCTTTTGAATGTTATCTACATCTAACTCTAAATGAGTAACGATACCTTCTGTATCGATATCTACAATATAATCACCATCATCACTCATAAATGGTAATAGTTTATATAGCTTAGTACACTTAAATGCGTTCTTAGTAATCTCATCAAAATCATCTATAGATACGATATCTACTTCCATATGACTAATAGTCTTACTCTTATAATTAAATGTACAATGATACTCCACTACACCTCTCTGTAATTTAGATTGTGTATCATTCCTTGTATATCGTAATGCAAAACCATCTTTACCCAAAGGAATCTCAAAGTCATTTGTATTACCACTAGCCTTAGAAGTCTTAACATTAGTGGCAGATGATGTATTCTGACCACTACCAATCGTACTACCACTCTTAGGAGTCTGTGCAACAGTACTCTTCTGTACTTTACTAGAGTTACCACTACCACTCAAATTAACTATTTCATCATAGTCAGACTGGTCATTAGAATTCCGTATAGTAGGTTTTACAATATCCTTCAATACATCACTAGCGTTCTTCTTAATGAAATCTATATTATCCCTAATAAATGCATCATTCTTACCTACTGTACTATATTTAGCTACATATCCATCACTATCAGGTACAATAGCCTTATAACCAACAGCTGTATTAAACCTTACGTCAAAATCATCAATAAAACGATTAAACTTACTAGGTTTAGCTAATTGCTTATTATCAATGAATAACTCACCTTTATATAACCTAGTACATAAATCCTTATTAGTTTTAATACCATAGGATTTAATCAATTTAGTGATATCACCACCAAATGACTTTTTAGCTGTATCATACAATTTCTCAATATTAGGAGTAAAATACCCCTCTGTTAAAGAATCATACCTAACTTGTACATTAGACCATACATCCTGTTTGCTATTAAACAATACATCAAAGTCATCTTGTAAAAACTTAATAAAATTAATACACCTATCACATACAATATGACCATCTATCTCATATGTATTCTTAGACTCTGTATGACAAACATCACACTCTTTAGTCTGTACGTCATCATACACAGCATTAGCTAAAGATTCATTAATATACTTACGAATCTCCCTATCCTTAAATAACTCTTCCATATTACCTCGTATACCTTTATTAAATATATACACTTTAAATAGAAATAAACCCTTATAATTATTATATTTTTACATTACATAACATTACTAAACATTACAATAAGATAAAGATTATATCTTACAGAATATTACAATATCTTACGAAATATTACAGATGTATGAAATCGTATGTAATTACCTATACTATTATATATTATGTATTACTATATAGTACTAGTAAATATACTCATGCTCTAAAAAGTAATTAGGTTGACCAGCCTCAACATCGTTAGTAGGATACCACTTAACCCTATAATTAGGATAATTATCAGGCTTACCTCTCCACAAACTTTGACCATCGCCATACATATAGTACTTATAACTCATCTCACTCATACGATATGCAGTGAATTCTACAGTAATTCTAGGTTTACGTCCACTTCTCCTATGTTCATTTAAAATATCACTAGGAACAAAACTACCACTCGACACACCAAAAGTATTTGGCGATACCCACTCTACATCAGGTATACTCTTAGCGTCATAATTAGCACTAACATTTGAAACATTAACAGCATTATTGCCCCAAATCTTGCCATTCCAACGACTACCTAACCCATTATAGCTATTGGTAATATAAAATAACATAGAATAGGGGTTACTTGTATTGACAGTATCACCATAAAGTTTCCATCCACTCGATAATGCACCATTATTAAGCCTCGATAAGTCGTAATAACATATAGGAACAAAGCAGTACATAGTGTAAATATTTGACGCAATATCTTCACTGACAAATCTCACACCAAAATGAACTAACAACATAAAGCAAGAATAACCATTATTCTTAAAAAAAGAAGAATCTCTAACGATGTCTGACCTAACATTATTACTAGAACTAAAGTTATAATGAACAGGTTGACCATACCCATAAAATTGACTTCGTGAAGAAGTATCAGTCTCGCTAGAAAAAGTACTTAACCCCTCAACAGTATAAATTTTATTATTCTTATCTTTATACTTAATCGTCCCTTTATCAAACTTTAGGTCATGTTTAAGAATAATAAAATCATTTAAATTCAATGCCTGTCTAGAAATAGAAAAGTCAGGATTAATACGCATGTCTCTAACCATATTTTCATTAGATGCAGAAAACATGGAATTAACACCATTAGTACCCTTGAAAAATAGATAATTCCTCTTACCACCACGTGCATTATCTTGATGTGTAATATCATATCGTAACTTATACTTATCACCACCATTTTCAGCAGTATTTAATGGATGCACCATATCAGTATAATTAAACTGAGTTGAAAATGTGTCACTTGTACCACTACTATCATACACATAAGGTCTAAATACTGTATTACCAACCTTACCATTACTATAGTTATACTTTAAACGTATATTACTCTTAAAAACTTTATCACCCATACAAAAGACCTCTTGTAATAAAAAATGCATAGTATATCTCAACTATGCATTATGTAAACTTATATTTTTTATTTATCTTCTGTAGTGCTTTCTGTATCAGCCATAGCATTTAAAACAGCTTCATTTTCAATAACCTTAGACTCTTCATCACTAGCTAACTCTTCATCGCCATTCTCATTTGTTTTAATAGCCTTAGCTTTTTCTAATAATTGTTGTTTACGTTTTTCTAAAGCATCTTCAATCTCTTCTTTAGTGATGATACCTTTTTCTACTAATAACTCCTCAATGACTGCATGTCCCATTTGTACAGGAAATACTTGATTAGCATACATAGAATTAATATCTTCCATAAGATAATGATTCGTCTCATTCATACGCTCAAAAATTTGTTGCATGACATCAACAAACTCTTTACGCTTAACGCTACGATTTAACTCCTTACTACCTTTATCAGCAAAAGCAACTACTTTTTTATCTTGTTTTGTACCTTGATTGTCTACCATCCGAGTATACTACCTTTCTTTAATTCATCGATTGTATCTGTATAATACGCTTTACGCTTAGAATATTCACTACTATTAGATATAAATTCTTCCAACATACCAACGTCTTTATCACTACCATATACTTGTAATTTCTGTACGATTGTATTGTCTCGTTTTAATCTATGGTACGCTTTATCATAACCAACACTACCAGCAGTATCGCTATCAAAAGCCACAATAAATTTATTTGACATTGATAACAATATCTCACCCTGTAATGAGTTGACATTAGATGTCTGCATGGCTAATACATTAGGATATATTGAACGCAACACATCAGCATCATATAAACCCTCAACAATAACTATCCAATCACCATATTTAAAGTTAGAGTCTATCATATCAAAACCATACATAGATTGTAACGCACTATAATCTATGAACTCTTTTTCTGTTATTCCCCTAAATACACATGATACCGGTTTATTATTTAGTGTATTAAAAATAACCAACACAGCACCACCCATATTTTTAATAAAGTTATGATGAAAAGGAGTCAAAGAGTTTCTTAACCCTAACTTATTGATATCACCATACCGAAGTAACCGATAATTCTTATAATTATAATGTCTAGCTAATTGAACATATTTACTAGAATCTAACACATTATCAGCACGTAAATCACAAACACTAGGTAACTCATCATACAGAACATTTAACACCTCTAGCTTAGATAAGTATCTTTCATTATTAGTATTGTACGCTATACTCTTTTTATGTTCTAAAATACTATCTACATCAATAACTCTCATAAGCTACTACCCTGACATCCTCTCATAACTAAAGTCAAGAAGTTCCTACCCAATGGACTGCTCTTTTAATACTATGTTAAAAAGTCTTACATCCAGACAGTAGACTATCCCCATGTGTCCCACGGTTATAATTATATATTTATATCTCTAAAAGTCGTAATCCCTCATTCAGAATATTTATTGCTGAGTTTATATCTCTATCATGAATAGTCCCACACTTAGGACAAACCCACTCACGAATGCTAAGATTTTTAACATCTTCGTTTTTATGCCCACACTCAGAACATAGTTGTGATGACGGATAAAATCTATCTACTTTAGAAACAGTTTTGCCATACCACATAGCTTTATACTCTAACTGTCTTACAAACTCAGACAATGAAACATCTTGAAACGATTTTGCTAATTTATGATTTTTCATCATGTTATTAACACGTAAAGTCTCAATACAAATAATATCACAATCTCTAACTAATTTAGTAGATAATTTATGAAGAAAATCTTTACGTATATTAACAATTTTCTCATGAAATCTAGCTAATTTTAATTTAGCTTTTTGATAATTAGCAGAACCCTTAACTTTCCTTGAAAGTGATTTAGCTAACTTTCTATATTTATTTTCAAGATGCTCTAATATTCTAAGATTATCTATCTTTTCACCATTATTTAAAATCGCAAAATCTTTTAACCCTAAATCTATACCCACATTTTGATTGGTTCTCTCAAAACAGGGAACATAGACCTCAGCTGATATACTAGCATAATATTTCCCACTAGATGTCTTAGAAATAGTAACATTATAAATTTTAAGAATATTCTTATCTTCAAAGTTATAATTATCTCTAAAACGTAACATCCCTATCTTTGGAATTGTTATATACAGACTACTAATCTTAATATTAGAATTAGTACAATAAGAGTTTTTATCATCTTTTCTCTTAAATTTAGGATATTTACCTTTACCACTAAAAAAGTTTTGATACGCTCTATCTAAGTCTCTAAGAGTCTGAACCAAAGAAACGCTATCAACCTCTTTTAGCCAAGTCTTTTGTCTCTTTAACTCAGTCAACATTTTTGAAGTATGATTATAAGTAATCTTAATTTTAAACTCTTGATATAAATAACCCTTTAACTTCAAAAAGTGATTATACACAAACCTTGATGCACCAAATGTCTTTTCTAAAAGAACATATTGCTCTTGTGTTGGATATATCCTAACTTTAAAACTTTTATTCAAGATATCTCACCTCTTTTCTATTCTATATTCTAATAAAAATAAACTAATTACACTACCACCAATACCTAAACCAAATCAGTATCGATAATGATTATTAATAATCTACTACCAACACATCACCTAATACACAATCTGTTGTAATGAAACCTTTTTTACGTAATGTTGTAGCACTATTCCTATACATAATACCATCCATAGTAATATGACTTCGATAAGAACTTGCTTTACCACACACATACTCAGTGATACCATGAGATTTAAATGTATCATCAAACTTAAAGCTACCACTGAAAGCATCATTATATCCATCCCTTTTAGGGTTATCGCTTAGAAACAAAGCATTGCTATAAAAATAACCACAAGCAACCTTGTTAGTGGGCTGTGCAATAGTCCTATCATACCTGTCACATATATGCCTAAAAGAATCTACACAATCATTTGTACGTTTTACATCAAAAGTGTTTTGTAACCCAAAAGCATAATCACTCTCATCTGTTATGTTAAAGTTATCTAGATTAACTCGTTTATTAAACAACTTACCAAAGAAACCACGATTATCTTTTTTAGTAATATCTTTTAAAGAAATAGGTTTACCCCTATACAAAGAGTAATCATACCATGTATCAACACCAAATATCCAAGTATCTTTAGTTATGATAGGGTTACGTGGTAGGTATAATCTATGATTTTTAAACTTCTTATCAGTATCATAAAACTGACCTACCTTATCTACAAAGACTGAATTACTATAATACTCTATATTACTTACATTAAACAATACTTTAGTATGTATATTATGAGATTTAAAAGAAGTATCTAGAAAATCAACAAATTCAAGAAATCTAGTACTATCAGAATATATCCCACCATTTAGAATTAAATAATCAATCGTATCAGAATACCGACTAATAAACTGAGCCATAATTGAACTAAAATAATCAAAGGACTCATTAAGCCATGTCTCTTCCCCTACAAGACTATTAATCCGAATATCACTCAAATAAGCTACCTTCATAGAACACCTCTCTACTCAAAATAACTTATATATCAAAGAAACTTCATCAGCTAATGTACAGTCTTCTGTATTAATCAATAAATCAAAAGAATTAAAGTCGATATACATGTAATCTTGACTATCAGACAAAACCCTACGGCAAGCCTCCAACACATTAGATTCTTTCCTATCTCTAAGCCTAGATAACATACGTGTTAGACTTGTGTATGCTGTATTATACAAATATACACCAATAACCCTATCACCATACCTAGCTTTCAATTTATCATATTGAGTATTTGTACCACAAAGAACATACACTTTATCACTACTATTAGGTATATCTCCTACACCATAATAATTTGAGTTGCCATTAACTACATTATAATACTCAACGATACAAAACTCATTATTTACCACTTTACGTGCGAAATCTTCCCTAGTGCAGAAATGATAATCAACACCATCAACTTCACCATCACGCATAGGTCTTGTTGTTGTAATAACAAACCTTTCAAATATATCGGGATATTTACGCACTAAGAACCCCATCACACTATCTTTACCTGTACCACCCTTACCACATAAGAATAGTATCTTACCATCTACCAATTAACCATCACCACCATTAACCTAAAAACTCACATTGAATACTTCACAAAAGAAAAGAATAGGAATCATTATAATAAATAATGCAGTCTCAAAGAACTCTACTACATTAACAATTATTCTAAATGAGATATAAGCATCTGAACCAATAATCAAAGATAATAAGAACAGAAAACACTCAAAGAAAACAATAGATGCTATATAAAATAGTAGGTATTTAATAAATAAAAACACTAACCTAAGAAACTTATCTTTATGTTTAATAAAGTAAGTCATCTGAACCCCTCCGAATACTTGAAATAATATCATACTCAGAAATAGGTTTATAACCATTAACAAATGAACTCAAATTTAAACCACTACCAAATAATCTTTGATAATTACCAATGCCACTAGCTAGTGTAAACATTTTAGACATCGTAGCATTTTCATAGTCAACACAAAGTCTAACAATCTCATTTGTACATAAAGTTACTTCTAATGTATCCCTAAAGAGTACTTGAACATTAAATTCGTTCTTGCAGTATGTTTGATACATTTCTTTATCAAGAATTGCATCTCTCTTTGTAGAAACAGATGATACATATTGATTAAATCTATCCAAATCAGACTTACCCAACAATATGACCTTGTTACCATTTAAAGTGCTTAATAATGATAAATCACCAACACCACCAACAATATAGACTTCATCATCATCTGTAATAACTGTATTCCACATTGTAGATACAAACTGATTGTGTAATTGTGAATCTACACCAGACACTTTATTGATACCACTCTTACTTAGATGTAAATCAGAAATAAAATACTTCATATCTACCACCTACTCAGAACATAATAAAGCATCAACCCTACCGAAACATTTAGTGATAATATACATACAATCACCTTTATGAATTGTAGGTACAATTACAATCTTATCTACAGCATTAACACTTTCTAATGCTTTCAATAATGAATTTAAAGCCTTTGGATTAATCATAAAAGAATAACCCTCTTTATTTGTACTATCATCTAATATAATAGACAATGCTTTCTTAGTATCATATTTAATATTGTTATTTTCAATACCATTATATGAAATCTCTACTTTACTTAAAACCATATCTACCTCACCAAAAACCTATTTACCAGTGCTACCACAACCACCACTACGTGTGTTGTTAAGAACATTATCATCTGTAGCTTTTAAAAACTTAGAGAATACCCCTTGACAAATTCTATCACCACTCTTAATAGTTACATCAAAAGGATAAAAATTATAAAAAGCTACACCAATGTTACCTTCATTATCTAAATTATTATAAAAATCGCTATCCACAACCCCAACTGAGTTAGATAGAATTAAGCCTTTCTTGATTGGACTAGATGAACGATTATAAATATATAGTACCTCATCGTTTCCCATATATGCTTTAATATATGTCTTAATCATTGTAGGTTTAATAACTTCTTTATAACTATTAAAAGAGAAGTGTATTAATGAATGTAATAAATATTTACCAACCTGTTTCCACAAAGACGGAATAACAACATCATACGGAGCATAAAAATCATACCCAGCGCTATGTGTTGTACTTCTAGTAGGTAATTTACAATCAAACTCTACACCACCATGGCATACCTCAAAACCTCTCTTAGTATCATCAGAAATATCCTTAATATTAATTGATACTTTAGATAAATCAATACCCAAAACCAAAACCCAACCTTTCTTACAATAAAAACTGTACTAAAACCACATAATGAATTAATTGGTCTTCAACGTAATCTATTGCATTATACCTAGCTTTAAGATTGTCTACAACTAAATGTACCACAAAAATAGACACGATGTGAGAAGAAAACCCAAATACAACACAAAAAGGTATGCAATACAAGAAACAATGTACAAAAAGATGATAAAAATTCTTACCTTTAGTTGTAGCTAAGAACTCACTTTGTAGTACATAATCACCAATTAAATGACAAGCAACCAACTGCAACACTGTCTCAACCAAATAATCCACCACCAATCTATAAAAAATACGCTAATATACAGTACTATTATACTACATATTAGCGTATTTATCTACTTTACCTTTCTTCATCTCTCATCAATTCAATAATATCATTCACTGTTTTTTCATGGAAATCGTTATTAGCAATATATTCAAAAACTATTTTATTATCGCCACATTTTAAAATGCGAATACCATTATTAAAATCAATTCCATTTTCAGTAGAATGTATCAAGAATTTTAGCACTATATAAAATAAAGTATTTTTGAAACCATCAAACCACTGATTTGAATCTTTTACAAAAATTTCTTTTCTTGTAATTCTCATTTTGTTTCCTTTTTAACTAAAATTGGTTTTGTCTTTTGTTTAATTTTTATAGGTTTAATATATCTTCCCTGTATTTTACCACAGGGAAGATATACAGAAACTTCTATATTATAATTGTGCTTCAATAAATTCCTCCATTAGCATAACTTTAGCATAATGTTTTCTCATATAATATTCTTTATATTGATATAATAAACCCATAATATTATCTTTATCAGAACTAGAAGAAATTACAATTACATTATTATAAATAGACACGTCAATTTTAATTTCTTCATTATATTTATCAGCTTTAAAGACAAATATTTTAGTAAAAAATCCAACATCAATTTTATAAGAATAGCCATAACATTTTTTATTATCAACATTATCATGAAGTAGTGGATAATTTATTTCATCTTCATCGACTAAATCAAAAAATGTTTTAGCAAACTCACCATTTTTAAATGGTAAAGTAGTTCTCTGTGTTCTTAGTTTTTCTAACAACGCATCAGCCATTTTTTCACTCCCCCTATGCTTTATAGTCTTAATTCAGACTCATCATCAAAAGTAACTGTTACATAATCGTACCCAAAGTTACCACATCCATCGCCAACAATATCACACTTAATAGATGTAACAACCATACCATCCTTATAATAATATGTAGTGAAAATGTCAACATATGACTTTAACACGTCAAATGAAAGAGAAGTAATATCATTAGCAATAATGACAATAGAACACTCTTTATTACTAACTGTATCATACACAAACAATGATACGCTATACACAAAATGCACATTGTTGCGATAATCCATCAATTCTTTATACAAATCTTCAAGATTATTAAAAATCTTAGAAGAATGGAAACAAGTATCTTCATCATCTAAAGCAAAATATAGTAACATAATTTAATCTCCTAATAATTAGTTATCGCTACGTGCTTCAATGCGACTATTTAATTTATCTTTATAAGCCTCTACATCAGCATGCAATTTATCAATAAAGCTATCTGGTACATTTGTACTATCTTCTAATACAGCTTGTAATAATTCAATATCTACATTCTTTTGCAAGTCTTTCATAGCTTTATATGAGTTATTTTTATCATCATTAACACCCAAGGCACCACTTTGAATAACTGTAGAAGTATTTAAGAATACCCCATACACCTTATACAAAAGAACTACAATCTCACTAATAGCTAAACTAATCTGAACTACCTTAGTAGCAACCTCTCTAGTCTTACCTAAATCATTTTCAATTTTAACAAGACTACCCTCTGTGCTATTAATACTCACCAACATCATGTCAAAATAATACAAAATTTTATTAATTAAACCCATCATATACACCTCTCTTTAAACATCATTAGGGTTGAAGAAATAGTATTCATCCCAAAACTCAGCATTTTCACGTGCGGCTTGTCGTCTATCACTTTCTTCAATTTCATACTCTAAATCAGAAATACGTTTATCCTCAAACCAACCCTGTAGCATTAAAAATGCTGTTACACAATTCTGAATACAACTTTTATTACTAATACCTACATCATGTAATAACATTTCATTAAAAGTAGCAATAACTAGATGTAAAATATAAGGTCTTTCATACAATGCATCCATGTAATCATTAAAGTATAATCTACCATCACGGTAGTCAAAACGCACATCATTAACAATGAAAGAGATTTTATCCCTATCTTTATTTGTTGCAATCACTACCATACCATGCAAATCACTTACACGTTTATAGTCGATATCATCATTCAACGATTGTAGAAAATCATCACAAGCAGAACAAACTAAACCAAAAGTACCTACATAATCACCAATTCTGTAATCTTCTTGCATTTTAACAGTCATAATACAATCTCCTTTATATATTAATCAATGTTATCTACTATGTACAATATAACACAACTTTACCACTAGATAAAGACTTTTGAACATCTATTACACGTTGATTAGGTGAACCTCTAAACTTTAATGTAATATCCCTATGCTCTAGTTCAAATCTGCCATCAACTAGTACATCAACATACTGTAATAACTCTTTTGTATTATCACGCTGTAATAATTCCTCAAAAGTGAAACCACTCCATAGGTATATTTTTGAGAATTTTGCCTCTGTATGAACTTTTTTAAGTAATGGTAACACAATACTCACGTTACTATCTAAACAAGGCTCTCCACCTAAAATACTTAAATTTCTCTGTATTCCATTCTTTGACAATAAACTAATGATATCATCAATATATGTATTAGGCAGTTCTAAGCCACCATTAATATCCCATGTATCAGGATTATGGCAACCATCACACCTATGACAACAGCCTTGCACCCAAAAGGAAACGCATATACCTTCACCATCGACTATATCATTTTCTTTTAGTCCTGCATATCGCAACAACATCACCACACTTTCGATACATATTACATCTCCTAAACACTAATATAAATGTACGTTTAATACTAAGACTAGGAACTACAATAGGTATAGCCATCAACGGAATTGGTTTTTCATACCCATCTAGAACCTCACTAAAAATCATGCTTAAATCTTCATCTGACATGGAATTTATTTTAGCAATTACTTTATCTTTATATGATTCTATATCCATGAACTAATCACCACATCTCTAATAAATCATCATATGAAATGTTGCCATTAGCAACATCTAAAGATAGTCTATGAGGATTATTAACATCAAAGACATTTGACTTTATATCATACTTTTTATTAAGAAACATACACAATGCTGTAGCAGTACGCTTATTACCATCTAAAAATACTTGATTAGTAACAAACATATAATACAACCTACAAACTTTATCTTTATCTGTAGGATATAATTCATTACCACCAAATGTTTGAAAAACACCACTAACAATAGAAGATAATAATCCTTTATCCCTAATGCCATGAATACCACCATAAACATTTATGACGTTTTCATGCATAGAAATCACCTCAGTGACACTAACACGTAACATAGTTAATTATCCTCTTTAGCCATCTTTTTAAAATCCTCATCATATTTAGAGAAAATGTTACGTATAAGGGTAGCATCACTTCCACTAAACCCAACAACATCTAAATCTTTATACTTTTTATTTTCTTGTATATCTACAAGAATTTTATCTTTTGCATCCATACTATCACAACCTATTCATCCTTAATAATAACTTTAGCACAATCTACTAAATCTAAATCATTATCAATTATCATCTGCACTACGAATTGTAGTGTACTATAAATATAACAAGAATTCTTAGATTGAATACTAAAATATTCAATCCCATTTACAGTATCAGTAACTTTAACATCAATGCCTACTAAATCAACAGTATCTTTACCATCATATTCAAAGACATAATCCGCAGTATACTCAATGCCATCATCAATTTGTTTACATGACACTACCATAGCATCACCCATAACTACTATTGTACATTTACCACCAAACAAATATGTAGAATATCTCAATAATAAGCTTTGAATAAATTCATTGCTAACCATAGTTACACCCCTTCTTTGAATTTAAAAGTATATGTACTACGTTCAATACTTAACTCAAAATCTTCTAACCCATACTCCTCTTGTACTTCTAAGTACTCAGCTTCAGCCTCTTCCTTAGTTGCATATACACCCAACAAAGGAGAACTAAACAAATCAGAAGTAGTAAATAGAATATATACGTCTTGCTCATAACTATTAGATTTCATAATAACCATCCTTTTAAACAAAAATATACTTTAGGTATAAGTCATTACCTACACCTAAAGTATACCAAAATTTACACTACTTTACAATAGCCTATATTAATCTAAATGCAATACTCTATCTTTAATCTCCTCAGTACGTCCTTGATTAAAGAAATTAGTACCCAGATAACCACAAACCCGACGGCACACGTTCATCTTTGATTGGTCTGTATTCCCACAATTAGGACATTCCCAATACAATGAACCCTCCTCACCCTCGATTACCATCTCACCATCAAAACCACAACAAGAACAATAATCTGATTTAGTATTTATCTCAGAATACATACTATGCTCATACATGTACTGCATAAGCTGAATAACAGCTTCTATATTATCTTGCATGTTAGGTACTTCCGTATAAATAATAGAACCACCTAAACTCAATTCTTGGAATTGACTTTCAATAGATATCTTATCAAATGCACTTACCTGTTCCCTCACGTTTAGATGAAACGAATTCGTAATATAATCATGGTCTGTTACGTCTTTAATCAAACCAAAACGCTTACGCAATGTCTTAGCAAAACGATATGTCAAACTCTCCATAGGAGTACCATATGGTGAAAAACCTAAATTATCAACATCTGACCACTCCTCACACTTTCTATTAATGAAGTTTAGTACATCCTTACAAAACTGTTGCCCCTCTTCAGTTTTATTAGATTTGCCTAGCATAGCTATACAACACTCACACAAACCCCCATAACCAAAACTAATAGTGGCATAATCCCTAAGTAAAAGTCTATCAATAACCTCACCTTTATCTAATCGTGCAATCGCACCATGTTGCCATAATATAGGTGCTACATCAGACCTAATACCTTTTAATCGATTGTATCGTATTAATTGTGCCTCATGTACTAACTCAGAACGCTCTTCCATTAGTTCCCAAAACTTAGACATATCACCTTTAGAACTTAATGCCACATCTACAAGATTTAATGTTACCACACCTAAATTCATACGACCATAATATTTATGATACTTATGTCTATCCCAATTCTTAGCACGTGCTAAATTCTCTGTAGCAGTATCTACACTTAAAAATGAACGACAACCCATCGGTGGAAATACATCACCACCTTTAAGTTTTTTGATAATTTTAGTAGAGATATAATCTGGCACTAACCTCTTAGCACTACACTTAGCACTTAACTCTGTTAAATAAAAGTACTGACTATCTTTAGTGATATTACATTCATCTAATGCGTAAATTAACTTAGGAAATGCTGGACTAATGTACACACCATCTGTATTTTTTACACCCTGTATACGCTGTTTTAACATCTCTTCAATACACATTGCTAAATCTTCACGTTGACTACCCTCTTCTACATCTGTTAAATTCATAAATACTGTTAAAAATGGTGCCTGTCCATTAGTGGTCATCAATGTCAGTACTTGATACTGTAATGTTTGTATACCAGCCTCAATATCACTCCGAACCATATCATTGAGCAACTCTTCACTAGCATTAGGAAACTTATCCCTAAATGTCTTTCTCGTCTCCTCTACAAAAGGTGATAAATGACCTAATGTAATAGATTGACCTCCGAACTGGGAACTAGCCACTTGGGCAATCACCTGACTAGCTATATTACACGCAGTACTAAATTTATGTGGCTTATCTATCTTTACATTAGAGATAACAGTCTCATTCTGTAACATATCCTCTAAATTAATCAAACAGCAATTATACATCTTCATTGAGATATAATCCATATCATGTACGTGCAAGATACCACTATCATGTGCCTCTACCAAATGCTTAGGTAATATCTTCCTACGCATGATATCTGTACTAATAGCACCAGCCATATAATCACGCTGTGTAGTTAGTAATTTAGAATCTTTATTGCTATTCTCTGTAGACCAATAATCATTACTATCTTCTAATATCTCACTAACTACCTTGTCAACTGTAGTCTCCCTACTTAATGTGCGACTCTCACGATATAATATATATGCCTTAGCAACATCATTATATTTAGAATCTAATAACGTATTCTCTACGATATCTTGTATATCCTCTACACCCAATATCCTACCATCAAGTACATCGTAAAGTGCATCATACTCATCCAATATAGTATTAATAGCATCATTACATACATTGATATACTCACTATCAATGCTATCATGTAAACTACTATACGCACTCAACATAGCATTGAATACTTTACCACTATCAAATACTACAACTCGTCCATCTCGCTTTAATACACTATTCTGTATATCATTTTGATTTACATCTTCTGTTACAAACTCTGTTATCAACACAATCCTCCTATAACCAAAACCACACTATTTTATAGTATCAATATAATTTTAATCATAATCTAATCCCATTTATTACCTCTTTGGTATTACTATATATAGTATACTGTCAAATACATGATTACAATATATAGAATGATTCTGTATATATCCGTATACCTTTGTCTAGTTGAGTTAAATAGTGTACTATAACACCCTACTAATACGCTTTATGTAGCTTTATGTTACGTATTCCCACTAAATCATATGTATCACTCAACTTACCCAACACACCCATGACTACACCATGATTTCTCTCCCTACCATTACTATCCCTTAATCCCATAGCTATATCTTCCACTCTATCACTTAATTCATACACATCTGCATCAACCAATCTCATATAACTATCTCTAGTGAATTGTACACTCTTTATATTACCTAGTTTGTTAGTATTACTGTTATACCATACTACCAACAAACCTTTACATTCATGTTTAGACATCTTATTAGTTATACTGATATAATTGTATATCTCTACCCTATTATCATATACCCATATCCCCACGTCACCAAATAGTACCTTCTCATATTTAGTTACTACCAGACTCAATAAATCTTTAACCCTATTATACAATTCAGTGTCTAGCCCTTCTATAGCTTTGATTACTGAATCATTCAATGCTTTATGTATTATTTCTTTTGTATCCATTTAATCTAATCCCACAACCATTCTCATACCAATGAATTCGCATTGGTCTCCCTATATTAAATATCTATTACATTTTATTTTTAAATACTATTTTTTTAATAGTGTCACTCATTCTCTTACCATCTCTATCAATAGGATATCTATCCTCGCATCTACAGGACACCTCTAACCTATATTACTAACATATCCTATTAATACAGTTACTCTCTTGCGTGTTTTTTTCATTAACACACTCTACCCTCTCTTACATACACCACACATATTATCTTCTCATATTCTATGTGCCACTATTCTGATGTACATAATCCAATCTAATATACTCAACTCATCGATATCATATATCCCTATATCATATA